CCCCGCCCCAGGTTCCGGCAAGACCGAGTACTGTTTTAAGAAAAGTGGATTTACCGCAACCGGATTCGCCGACGAGCCCGACTGTCATACCTCTCAATATGCCCAGGGAGACATCCAGAACAGGCGTAATGGTACGGACCGGCTTACCGAAAATATTCCGTTTCGTCACAAAGTCCTTGCGCACGTGCCGTGCCTCTATCAGATACATGAAGACGCACTCCTTTCAGGGCTATACAGCCAGCACGCCACCCTTTGTCCCTTTTCCAGATCAAATGTAGGCGGTTCCAAGCGTTCACAAATGCGCATGCCGTCACGACAACGCGAAAAAAAGCGGCAGCCCTGCGGCAAATGGAATAAGTCCGGGGCCTGTCCTCCTATTCCTTTCAATACCTCCCCCTTATCATGTAAAGCCGGTAGGGACGATAAAAGGCCTTTCGTATACGGATGGGCCGGTTCGTCAAAAAGTCGTTCTGTCGTTGCCTCCTCCACGACGGTACCGGCATACATGACATAAACTCGCCGACACATACGGGCAATAATGCCCAAATTATGAGAAATAAGGAGTACGGCCATATGTAAATCTTCCTGCATTTGTTGCAGAACGTTCAGTACCTGTGCTTCCGTCGTGACATCAAGGGCCGTCGTCGGTTCGTCGGCGAAAAGAAGTCGCGGCTTACAGGCAATGGCTGCCGCTATGAGACAACGTTGGCGCATCCCTCCCGACAGTTCGTGCGGATAGGAGCGGACACGTTGAGATGCCCCGCTTATCCCTACAGATTGAAGAAGCCGAACGGCTTCTTCAGCAGCTTCTTTCTTTGACAAGCGAAGGTGGAGTCTCAACCCTTCTTCAATTTGCTCGCCTACCGTAAGTACGGGATTTAATGAGGTCATCGGGTCTTGAAATACCATGGCCATTTCCTTGCCTCGCAGCGTATTCATTTCCCGTTCCGAAAAGTTTTCAATATTAAAACCGTCCCAACTAATTCGCCCCGACGTAAGCTTTGATACGGACGGCGGTAAGAGCTTCATTACCGTTTGGCAGGTAACGGACTTACCGCATCCCGATTCGCCGACGATACCGACCGTTTCTCCCTCATCAATATAAAATGATACGCCGTGAACGGCCTCTACCTGACCGTAAGGTGTCCCAAAAGAGACGGAAATATTATCTACCTCTAATAAATGCTTCATATATTCCCATCCTTTCCCGTCTGCGGATCCGCCAAATCATATAGACCGTCACCTAAAAAAACAAATCCCAACATAGTTAAGCACAAGGCCGCGGCGGGGAAAAAGAGTTGAAACGGAAAGGATCGGATGCTGTTAATCCCCTCCGGGATTAATCTATTAGTATTCGCTTTTTTTGGAATATCACACTAGCAATGATTTAACGTATCGTAAACAGTCCTGTACATCTTCGGGGTCTTTTACATCAACGTTATCAAGTTCGTTCGCCACAATGGCTAAGAACTCATTTGTAGCTTTGGCTTTTATCTCGTCCGGGTCTAAATGAAACGCCCATGAAACATCAATTCCCCCGTGCTCGTTATGAAGTGTTTCACGCCATCCGTTTAGCTCGTAAGTTGTATAGAACAGCTGACGGTTAAGTGCTTCTCTATCGGCCGTATCTTCGGCAAACAACAAACAGCACCTTGTGTACCAGTCGATTTTAGTAGGGAACGACTGTCGTACTAAATCCATAGCAATAAGATTAGCTATAGGTTGAGATACACCCTTTTCTTTTTCTGTACGCTCCCACAAGTACACGGAGCTTTTGGATACGTTGTAGCGGTCGGCTACCTGTTGAAGTGAAAGCCCCGAAAGTTTACGGGCTTCAACTAAATTCATATCAACTATTCTCCTTTCTTAGGACGCATACGCCGTCTTGTGGTAAGAGTTGCCTTTAACATTTGTATGCCACGGTCTACTACTTCGGACTTAGAAATATTAAAGGCGTCGGCACAAATTGCGGCGTCGTGCAATCTTTCTTCCGATATTCGTACATTAAGGTGTCGCTTCTTCTCTTCACTCTTAAGCTCCATAGTATCCCCCTTTCTAAGTTATGTCTTATTGTATCATAAATTGATATAATTGTCAATCTGCTTAGATAAAAATTAAGGCCATACCCTGCACATTGGGTACGGCCTGTATAAAAGCACCTTAAGCAAGAAATCGGCGCTTTTGCAACTTGTACTGTGCCCCTGCTTGCGGTAGCGACCCGCCTAGGTCTTGCAGTAGGGCTACATTAGCTAGATGTAGGTACAAGCGGCGACCGGCGGATAATGCGGTCGCCTAATTAATATGTTCAGAAAGCGGTGATGTCGCCCACACACGTATAATGTACCATAGGCGTGGCGTACTGGCAAGTTTTAACTCAAGTGCTGTAAGACTTCATGCAGGCGTCTATGAAACGCCGGGCTTGAGTCAGAAACGAAATGACCATTTCCATCTTCGATAAAGAACTTATCGGAGACGTTAAAACCTTTTTGCTCCGTCGCCCACTTCTCAAGGGTAAGGCCGAAACTTGCCGCCACATCATCTGCTTGGCTCATCTCGTAAGGTAAGCTGTCCGCATATCCCCGGAGCACCGCTTCATCCATTACGTCGTCACTAGCAAGAAGGCCTTGGATAAACTTGTTTGAGAACTTTTTGATTTTCATAATTTCCCCTTTCGCCGCTCTTGCGGCAACTAAATTGTTTTGTTATAAGTATTATATCAAATATAAATACTTTTGTCAACTTAAATTCACAAACCTTTATCTAATCAACATATAAACATAATGGGTTTATTTACTGCCTTAATATTAAAGGTATCTGAAAGCACAAAAAAGCGGATTCTTGGGGTTTTAAAAATTTCAAACCTCAAAAGTCCGCTTTTTTGGTATATCAGTAGTCCAGTAAAACGCCGTTTGCTTGACTATCTTGTAACTTAGTCCAGTAAATCGCCGTTTGCTTGACTATCTTGTATCTTAGTCCAGTAAATCGCCGTTTGCTTGACTACCATTCTTTAAGTGTATACATAACCGTGCCGCCTTTAAGCCCTGTTTGGTCGGCGTGTGCAATAGCTTCAATCCGTCCTGCCTGATACCCTACGGACGCATAGGCCTTGCCGTCAATATACGTTACTCCGCTTTTAATTTTATGGTTGTTGCGGAGATTAATTTTATAGACTTCCACTTTCTGCTTTTCGTCGTTAGCGGTTACAATCGTTCGGTCGGATTTGACTATCGCCGCTTTCGGAAGAGTCGGGTCTTGATTTCTAATTTGAGTAGTTGTTATATCGGCCGCTTTTTGCAAATTCGGAGCTTGCACGTAATAGGTTACGTTCGGTTCAACTTTCCCGTCGTGTATCCTTTCGATTTGAGTCACGATTTGACTTGCGGACGTATCATCGACGTGCAGTTTCGATTTTACAACATTTTTGTCCGTTGTTTGAGAAAAAGGTATCTGTGTAGTCGTTTCTGACGGTGTTTTAACGTGGTGTGCGGCAAAGTATATGCAAAGAAGGCAAAAAGCCGTTAGAATTAAAAATAAGGCTATTTTCAAGCGTTTCGGTGTTTTTAACGGATTTTCCATTAGATTTTTCATGTTTTTTCTCCTTTCTAGCAAAAAAGGGTAGTACATTTCTGTACTACCCATGCCTTTTAGTCATTATACCTGTAATTAAGGTCTACTTGTACGCCGCCTATGAAACCGCTGTCGGTGTATTGCCAAATACTTGCCTGCCTGTTCGGTCGTTCGGCGTTGTAGTAATTCTTCTCATCGTAAATAGATACCCACAAAGGAATGTAGTCGGGTAACGCTGACGTGTCCATGCAGTTGATAAAAGTGTCGTATCCTGCATACAGTCCTACATACTTTCCTGCGGCGTTCATCTTATTCATAAACGCCATGATGACTTGCGGTAAGCGATGATACCCTAACTCTTTTTGACTCTGCTCTTCTACGTCATACCAGATTCCTGCGTCCAGTTGAACGCCGTCTAAATAAGTATTCATCTGGTCAAGTAACCAGTCGGCTTCTGCTTCTGCTTCTTCTTCTGATGTAGCCGTACTGTAGAAGTAGATACCGATTTCCATGCCTGCCGCTTTAGCGGCGTTTATGTTCTGCACGAACAGGTCATCTAATGCTTGCCTGCCGCTTGCGCTTCCAGTATAGCCTAAGCGAACGATACAAAACTTATAGCCTTGCGCTACGGCTAGGGTGTAGTCCAGTCCTTCCTGACAATATGATACGTCTATGCCATAACTCATTTTACGTTATCTCCTATCTTCACCAAAGAATTAGTAATGTTAGGCCTTTGCCCTTCGGGTGAGTTGTATTTGCTATCAAGGCCGTATTTCGTCCATGCGGCTTTAGCAAGTCCTACGACGGTTACGATACCTGCACCAACGGCTGATACTCCTTGCCAACAGCTGTTGATTTCAAATTTAGTACCGTATAGGCCGTTACTCCAGAAACCATAAAGCCACGATAGCACAATCACAACTAATAAGACGAACAGCACCACGGCTAAAATGGCGATAAGGGCAAGCCAATTTGACTGTGCCCATTCGCCGAATTTAATAAATTTACTCTTCACTTTTTCTCATTCCTACAGTAGTAACTACTGCGGCGCTCCTTTCTGTCGTGCCATTTCCGTTCGGATTTCATTTACGTCTGCCGTAAAATTGTTAAGCCGTTCTTCGACAATAGCGATTTTACGGTCAAACTCGTTCCGCTGTTGACGGGATATTTTGATTTCATCCCTCAACTCTTTTAAAGTCGATTGCAACGCCGTATACTGAATAGCCTGAGATTCCCGTAAGGCTCGGTACTGGTTCGTTAGTACCTGAGTATCAAGCTCTCGCTTAGCGTCTAGGTCATTAATGACGGGACGGATGATAAGTTTATGGAACAGCCCCCCAACGCCTATCACTATGGCTACCAGTGCGGCTATGCTTGCGATTCCCTCTGCTATTGTCATATTAGTTATCTAACCTCACTTAGTTAAAGTTGTACATATTCAAGCCGTCCGTCTGTTACATCAAGATGTTGCCCTTGGCATTCAAAACTTGATAAGTCGTTTTGTACAAGGTCGGTGTCGCCTTTGCTTCTAGCAATGTTGAGATACATAGATATGCGCTGACTTTGACTCGGCATTTCAACATGGCGCGGCCATTCTCCTATACAGTTTACGTTCTTGAAGTATTGATTGAGTGCTAGTAAGCCGTCGGCCTTAATCGCTGTTCCCCGTTCGTAACAATCAATAATAAGCGGAACGTCATACTGCCGTGCGTGGTTCGTCCAGTACGGCCATTTAAACACGTCCGCAAGGGATTCATAAGTACGGGTTCGGATACACACGTTACCTTGTGCATTAAGGTAAAGTTTTGCACCTGTCGCTCCCTGCGTGTCGTCTTGGATAACTTGTTCGGCTTTGTTCTGCGGTATGGTGATTTCGTTGTATACGCCTTTGGATATGTTAGGATACAAAATATCAAGCGTCTTTTCTTCGCCGTCGAACGGTGTGGAAAGCGTAAACGTAAGCGTGCCGCTTGCAGGTATCTGTTGTAAATTTCGATGGTCTTGTTCGGCAATAAAGAAGTGCGGCTGACCTTTGACTTCTACTGTTGTACTGCCAACTTCTACCTTTTTATTAACTAAGGCAAAAGGGGCAACGTGATTTGTATACTCGCCGTCGGGAACGATTTCCTTTACGATAGCACGGAGTATATCTTCAAGGCTGTCACTATCGACTAATATAGCTCTGTCGTCTAGCATACTTTTAATAGTCGGAAAGTTCATGCTAACGGGCTCACCCGTGCCGCTTGTGCTGTTTACTCCATCTTTACCGTCTTTACCTTTAAGGCTTTCAAGCCATTCTTGCTCCGTACCCGTAAACCCGTTATCGACGGCTACTTCATAAGCACTTTTTCCTCTTTGGCCTGCTACGCCTACGGTACTAATAGTAATAGGTTCAGTGATGTTTACTTTTACTTCCATTGTTAGCTAATCTCCTTAGTGTAATGATTCGTCGGGTACAATCGTCATCATACCCATAATGATTTTAAGGCTGTAACTGCCTTGCTTTACTAAGAACACGTCGTACAATCCTTTAGTGTACGTCCTCGGCATGTTCTTTGATACGTCACCGCTTATGCGGCAACGTATCTGACCTTCTTCAACCGTGCAGTCGGCGTGAACAAGTTCCACGTCGTTGAGTGAACGTATCTTCATAACGGCCTTTGCACCCGATAAATCGGGTGCATTGGTCATTACGTATACACGCTCAAAGTCGCTTCCAATGTGAAGTTCATCGTCGTGTGTTTGCATTGGTTAGTCCTCTTTCCGCTTATCTTCTCTTGCGGCTAACCAGTCGGCTACGAACGGTACGTACCGTTCGGGTACTACTTTCTGCCCGTCGGTTACGTCCTCTTTGGTCAGTACGTAATTGCCATTGAGCACCTGCCATCCGTAAATGGGTATCATAGTCTTGAAAATACGCATAAAAAACCACTCCTTTATAAATAATAAAATAGTATATAGTGCTTCTCGCATTAGGATTCACTCCCTTCTGCAAGAGTTGCAACCGTTTCTGAAAGCTCCGCAATACTTGCCATGATTTGTTCTTGTATATCCGTAAGTTGCGGAACGTCTACTTCTTGCGGCTCTGACGGTTCAATCGGCGTAAGCGGTATATCTTCCTTGACCTCACGCTTTACTATCTTGCCGTCTTTAAGCTCTATTGTTGAGATGTCGTAATTGACGGGGTCTTGTATCTCCGTACAGTCCTTATACGGAAGTCGTAACTCAGACTGTGCCTTACACGTTCCGTCCGAACGAAAGTAGTAATACATGTTCTCTCACTCCTCTACTACCAGAACGATACGACGCATACTTTGATTGTTCCCCACGTGGTGTACAGTCGTCGGGGGTCGCCTTTTAGGCCATAAACAACTTTGCAGTTATAACACGTCCCGTCGTCGGCTACGCCTACTATGTGCTTTCCGAATTGGGGGTCGTCTTTATCTACGCCTCGCCCCATTCGACTTGTACGTACCTGCGGAAAGATAGCGTCGGCCTGATAGCCGAAAAATACAAACATATTCTCGTTATAATAGCCCTGATTTACGTAAGGTATCCCCCACACAACTCTCTGATTCATTAAGGTGCTGTGCGTATAAGAGAAGTTGCTGCGGCTGTTAAACCAGTCAATTACCCTTTTAGTTTCTTCTTTTTCAACGTGTACGGGAAAACGACGCTTTAGCTCTTCATTTACACGGTGCGGTAAATCTCCGTTTATCCAGTCGGTACGACCAAAGTCTGTCTTGTTCGGCAAATACTCCGTGGTGTTTATCCAGTAGTATTTCTGCGTTTGCCCATTGTAATCTGTGCCTGCAACAATACCGCTCGCAAAATAATCATCTCTAATCAAGTCATACTCAAGCACGTATATAATCGACTTCTCGATAGAATAGCCTTCGGGAAGTACGATTTTATCACCGCTATCAACGACTTGCGTTGATACGTGTACAGGCTTAAGCTGTTCCCCTTCGGCGTATACAGACTTAGCGTCGATACGACTACTGATGATATTAGCACCGATAATGTCGCCGTTAGGTAACACTTGGAAACTGCTGTCGTTGTTGCGGAACGTACCGCCGATTATCGTACCGCCGTGCAGATCACCTACATTCTGCGTAATAGCCGATAAGCTATCTACCTGCATTTTGTCGGCCGTTACCGCTCCTGCCTGTATCATGCCTTTCGTGATGACGTTCTGGTCGAACACGGCGTCACTTGTGACGTGCAGTAGCCTGCCGTCGATTCGTGTTCCGGTCGGTGACAAGTTGATTCGTGAGATAAGTTCCTTGCCGTCTAGGCTGTTTATTCTCATATCGACGCTGTTCGATAACTGTGTGATACGTGACTGTGTACCCGTAAGGTCAGATTTTACAACGCCAACATCGCCTTCGATTTTAGCTATGGCTTTGTCAATCTCATTTAGCCCTAGGGTTTCTCTATCTAGCATATCTTTGGTGACTTCAAACTTGACCGTTACGGCCTGCTGACCGCTTATCTCGCCTTCGCCGAACAGGTCTACATAGGATACCTTCACGTTGTACACGTTAGGCTGTAGTATCGTCTGGAACACGTTTGTGGCGGTGAAGAATACGTCGTTGTCGATGTACACATTAGCGCCTTTGCACCCTGACGGAATAGCCGCAAACCTCACGGCAATGCCGCCTTGTAACGCCTTGACTTCAATGTTAGTAGGTGCTTTAGGCTTCGGCTTGTTATACGAAACTGTAGCTCCTGTGCTGTACTGACCGATTACGTTACGTGCAAATACGTAAAGATTGCCGCTTCTGTCTACAAGCGATAAAGACGCTTGTATATCCGTTGTACGGAGCAACAGCCCTGCACTCGTACCCACAACGGTATCCGTCCGTATCTCGTAAAACGCAACGTCGGTATTCATTACCTCATCCCACGATACCTTAGCGGTATCGCCGAATGTTAGTTTAAAATTAGTCGGAGCGTTCGGTACGTCGGACTTCATGGATACCAGTACGTCTCGGCTCGGCGCGGTGTCCTTGCCGTTCGTGTTGTTCCATTTATCTCTTGTAACAACTGCTACGTGGTACGTTGCACCTACAACCGCTTGCGGAATGATAACCTGTTCCGTACCGCTTCCCCCGAACAGCCACTCCGTATCCCCTGTTCGTTTGTACCATACGTCGCCTGCAAGGTAGCTAGAGATGTTAGGCTTCTGCCACTCTACTTTAATATCGTACTTGGCATTTCGGTCTTGCCCTTGTGCGTACTTAATAGACGCAACTACGTTCGTTACAGGCGGTATGTAGTAGCGTGATATGGTGTAAGGTAGCGACGGAACGTCATTAACCGTTACCGTACCTACGCCAATAAGCGGAGTCGGTACGATCCTAAAGTACAGTTTCTTCCCTGCGTACTCTTTCTTTATAGGTGCTTCAAACAGCCTGTTATCTATCACCACGGCCTGTACGCCGCTACTGTGATTAGCCGCTACTGTGCCATAAGCTCCACGGACGCAACCTTTTAGTGTGTAGATGTTGTCGGTACGGGTCGCTGTTTGGTAGGTGATAAACTCGTCACCGATACATACAACGTTTGCCATAAGGCGACTGCCGCCGTTAGTGAAGTCCTCGGATTGTACCGCTATGGTCGTATCTGTAGCGGATATGGCCGATGAAAGTATACCCACGTGTGCCTTACCTATAGCGCTTCCAATGGGTAAGAACGTCTGGTTATCTTCGCTTATGTAGATGTCCTGCTTATAAGTAGACGGGCTGTCACTTGTAATACCTAACCATAGCTCCATACCCGTTGTAGTAACGTCGCTAGGCGGTGTTACAAAGGCCACACTACTTGCAGTAGGCGTTACGGGTGCGGATATGTTTATCGACTGCGTAACCGCCGTCTGAACGCCATTAGACGCTGTTAAGCCGTATATCGTGACAATCTTTACCGTATACGTACCGTCATACTTTGCAAGTAGGTCAAGAGTCGTTGCTGTTGTGTCCTGCACCGTATCCCACGTCTGACCGCCGTCGCTTGAAAGCGATACGATAAA